CAATATGAACAAGAAGGCTCTTGATGTTCCAAACGGTACACGGGATATGGCTAAGACTTTCATCTATGCGTGGCTACTGGGGGCTGGTGTCGGTAAGACAGCAAGTATCCTAGGGGTTAACCAAAGGGAGGCGGCGGAAGCACGTACCCGCTTCGAGCAAAGCATAGACGGACTAGCCTCTCTCAAACGCAAACTGATCCCTCAGATCGGCGAGCAAGGTTACTTCAAGGGTTACGATGGCCGTCAGGTCAAGGTGCCCAGCGCCTACAAGGCTTTGGCTGGTATGCTACAGTCTGGTGAGTCAGTGCTTATGAAACACACACTGCTCAACTTCCATGCCAAAGCAAGACAAGAAGGTATACGCTTTAAGATGGTAGCCTTCGTACACGACGAGTATCAGGTAGAGGTTATCGGCACTAAGGAAGAAGCTGAACACCTTGGTAATCTGATCGCAACTACTATGACAGAAACAGGCATCGAGCTTGGTTTCAAGATACCTACCCCAGGTTCTTACGATGTAGGTAGAACTTGGTACGATACACACTAATGGTGTTGACACGCTTTTTACAGTGTGCTATACTAACCAGAATACAAACAGAGCTATAGGAGATAAACATGGCTACTAAGACAATCGAATTGACAGGCATCCTCGAGTGGGCTAAATTGTTTGAAATTAACCGGGACCAAGGCGAGTACGATGTTGATACAGACGGTGCTACAACAGTGACCCTTCTCATGGAAGACGATGTATTTGCTTCGATGAAGAACGAGGGTGTGCGTAAGCAGGGTAAGAAAGACCCGGACGGCAAAGGAGTACGTGTTACATTCAAGCGCCCATGGGCAGACCAGTTCGGACGGGATTGGGCAGCAGGTGCCCCTCAGGTCTTTACCCCCTCAGGGGAAAGCTGGGACTTAACCAAGGACGGTCTTATTGGCAACGGGTCTGTCGGTGTTGTGTACTTAGATGTGTACGATACCAAGATGGGTAAAGGTTGCCGACTACAAGGGGTACAGGTCATCGACCATGTTCCCTTCGAAGGAGGCGGCACGGGCACTACTATCAAACCCAAGGATTACACCACGGGAGGGACAACCAGTACACCGGCCCCTAGTGCAACGACACTTGATGATGATGAAATCCCATTCTAAGAAACAAGGGGAGGGGGCTACGGCCCCCTTCTTCATCTAGTAACAGGAGATAATAATGACTACAACAATAGATACTCTTGTAAAAGACATGGAAGAGGTTCTCCACGGCCTCCGTGGCTGGGATTACCTTATCGGACAGAATATGGGAACGAACATAGCGGTGATGGCCCGTGACCGTTTTAAAGACCCACAGGAACCAAGGGGCTACCTATCTATGTCATCCCTGGGTTCACCCTGTAGCCGTAAGACATGGTACAAGATCAACAAGACTGACCTAGCTATCCCACTACGTGCCAACGCCCTGCTCAAGTTCTTCTACGGAGATATGATCGAGGAACTTGCTTTAAGTATTGTACAGCAAGCAGGACACACCGTCACTGGTCAACAAGACCGAATGGAGGCCCACGGTATCAAGGGTAGCCGTGACTGTGTTATAGACGGTATGACAGTTGATGTTAAATCAGCATCACCTTTCTCCTTCAAGAAGTTCCAAGAAGGAAACCTTAGGGAACAAGACCCCTTCGGCTACATCTCCCAACTATCCTCTTACGTCTACGCAGCTAAGGATGATCCACTCGTAACTGATAAGACTCGTGGTGCGTTCCTAGTTATTGATAAGGTCAACGGACATATCTGTTTAGATATCCATGACTTTAAAGAGGATCTGAAGACGAAGGAAGAGGAGATCGCAAAGGTTAAGGATATGGTCAAGAAGAAAGTACCACCGCCACGTGCCTTCGAGGACGTACCGCAGAGCAAGACATCACCTAACATGAAACTGGGTATGGAATGCAGTTACTGTGAGTTCAAGAAGGTTTGCTGGCCCGGTCTAAAGATGTACGCCTACAGCCACGGTCCTGTCTACCTAACAAAGGTCAAGAAGCCCTTGAAGGTTGACGAAGCGGATGACTGGTCATGAAGAGAAGCAGCACCCGCCAAAGGGCTATACAGGCAGGCTACCGATCAGGTCTGGAGGAGACAACAGGTATAAACCTCACAGAACGAGAGGTAGCCTTCGAGTACGAGACTATGAAGATCAAGTGGTTGGATAGTAAGACTAGAACATATACACCTGACTTTGTACTCAGCAACGGTATCATCATCGAGACCAAGGGTCGGTTTGTTTCAGCTGATCGACGTAAGCACAAAGAGATAAAGAAGCAATTCCCTGAGTACGATATCAGGTTTGTGTTCAGCAACTCTCGTGCTAAACTCTACAAGGGAGCCAAGAGCTCTTACGCTGACTGGTGTGAGAAGGAAGGGTTCCTGTACGCAGACAAGGTTATTCCAGAGGAATGGACCAAAGAGGAGAAGAAAGAATGACAACAGGTAAAACAGCGATTGTGTTCTCGTGTGGCCATGCCTCACCAGAGACAAGCAATGAACGCTTTGACTACCTAGGTGGTCTGATCTACGACATCCGTCCAGACTATGTGGTTGACCTTGGTGACGGTGCAGATATGAAGTCACTTAACTCTTACGACACTCGTAAGCCCGAGGCAGTTGTGTCCCAGAACTACGGACGTGACATCGAGTCGTACAACGAGGCTCAGGAGTTACTTCGTTACCGCTTCAAGAAGCAACGCCGTAAGCGGCCAGCTTGGTATGGCTTTGAGGGCAACCACGAGCATCGTATCAAGACTGCAATCTCTTATGACCCCAGACTGGAAGGAGATAAGTATGGGATATCGTTCTCACACCTCAACACAAAGAAATGGTTCGACGAATACCATGAATACACCGATGGAGCCCCCGCGATCCATAATTATGATGGCATCGACTACGCTCATTATGTGGGCGCTGGCAATTTCGGCCGTGCCATTAGTGGTGTTCACCATGCTTATGCTCTCATTCAAAAGCGGTATCGTTCTTGCAGTGTTGGTCACAGTCATAAACGTGATATGTATTTCAAGGATGACGTTGGCTCTAATGGTGCGATTGGGGCTGTGGTTGGGTGCTTTAAAGGTGCTCCAGAGTCTTGGGCTGGTCAAGCAAATAAGGAATGGTGGAAAGGTGTTCTCATCAAAAGAAATATATCCGACGGTCAGTACGATGCTCAGTGGGTATCGCTGGAGGCACTTCGAAGGGAGTATGGATGAGGATACTGAAGAAAGGCTTAGGGGTGACAAATAGTCACCTCTTTCCTTGTTGACTTACACTCGTCTTTATAGTATAACTGGAGATCGTGACTATGGAATTTGAAGTAACAATAAAACTAAAGGTGGACCCCAGCTACTTCTACTGGGATCTGGATGCAGCTGACCGTCAGTACTCCTTATCGGAGCAGGTTCGGAATGTACTATACGAATTAGAAGATGTAAAGGTAACACAAGTATTAGCGGAAGAGGTAGAAACATGATTACACAAACTGATATAGAGTTTTTCCAAGAGGTTCTAGTAACCCCTGCTGAGTATTCGTACTGGGTAGAACGTAAGATCGTCACAGAAGGCGACACTAGACTGGTAGAGAACGTCTTAGGTCTTGTCGGTGAGGCTGGCGAGGTAGCAGAGAAGACAAAGAAGTTACTTAGGGATAGTACTAAGTTAGACAGAGACGACATCATCAAGGAGATCGGAGATGTTGTGTTCTACGCCACAGCCCTAGCTAACTACTTCGACAGTAGCTTGGCTGAAGTATTAGAAATGAATATGAATAAACTAAATGACCGTGCATCTCGCGGTGTAATTAAGGGGTCCGGGGATGACCGATGAAGAGAGGCGGGAACGGGATAAACTAAAACAGAGGAAGTACAGGGCCCGTAAGCGTCTCGCAGATCCAAACTACAACGCAGCGTACGCTGAGAAGAAGGCCAGACAGACCCAACGTAGAAAGTATCTTCTAGGTCAGTATAAGGTGAGGTGTGGATGTGAGGAGTGCGGCTGGGCAGGACATCCCGCCGCTTTAGACTTCGACCACGTAGAGCCTGACAAAAAGGAATTCCACATTGCCCAGTCTATAGCCGGACGTTCGATTAAGACTATATTTAAAGAAGTACGTAAGTGTAGAGTACTTTGCGCAAACTGCCACCGAATCCATACATACAATGAAGCACAAGGAAGACGTAAATATGATTAGAAAAGACCAACGAAACCACCACGGACCTTCCATTGGTATCTCTGAGGAGATCCACCAGATGAAGTACCGAGGTAAGAATGAGTCCTTTACAGCCGCCATGACACGAGTAGCAGAGGCACTAAAGGACGACGACGAGCACTTCCGGGAGTTCCGGGAGATACTGTACGATATGCGTTACCTACCGGCAGGCCGTGTCCAATCGGCAATGGGAGCACCGCGCCGTGTTACGGCTTACAACTGCTTCGTCAGCATGACCATCCCAGACAGCATGGGAGGCATCATGAAAGCCGCTGAGGAGGCTGCTACAACGATGCAACTAGGTGGGGGTATCGGATACGACTTCTCTACTCTTCGTCCCTCAGGGGCCCTTATCAAGGGCTTAGACAGCCGCTCTAGCGGTCCTCTTAGCTTCATGGGTATCTTTGACGCAGTATGTAAGACTATCTCCTCAGCAGGCCACAGACGCGGAGCCCAGATGGGTGTTCTTCGGGTAGACCACCCGGACATTGCAGAGTTCATCCGTATTAAGAACAACTCAACCACCCTCACACAGTTTAACCTGTCTGTCGGTGTTACTGATAAGTTCATGCAGGCTGTAAAGAACGACGATACATTCGACTTAGAGTTTGAAGGCCGGGTATACGACACTATCAACGCACGTGCTCTATGGGATGACATCCTCCGGTCCACTTGGGACTGGGCGGAGCCAGGTATCCTGTTCATCGACCGTATCAACCAGAAGAACAACTTGCATTACTGTGAGACTATCGCAGCTACTAACCCTTGCGGTGAGCAACCGCTGCCACCCAACGGTGCTTGTCTACTTGGTTCATTCAACTTGACTAAGTACCTCAAGGAAGGTGCAGTAGGTGGTTATGCCTTCGACTTCGATAAGCTGAAGCATGACATCCCACATGTAGTACGGGCTATGGATAACGTAGTTGACCGGGCTGTGTACCCACTCCCTTCCCAGGAAGGCGAGGCTCGGTCCAAACGCCGTATGGGCCTAGGGGTTACAGGGGTAGCTAACGCTATCGAGGCTATGGGTCATCCGTACGGCTCTCCGATGTTCCTCATTGTACTAGAGGACATCATGGCTTGTATCCGTGACACAGCCTACCGCTCGTCTGTGACGCTCGCTGTAGAGAAGGGTCCATTTCCTCTCTTTGACCGTGCGTACCTTGACAGTGACTTCGCTAAGACACTACC